AAGTATTTATATTTTGATTGCCGTGCGTTATTATATATATGGGATCAACAAAACGACCTGATTTACCAAAAAACCTTGCTATTGCTCTTTCCATAGATTGTTCCAAAGGTAGATCAGCAAACGCAGTTGTAACTTTGTAGCCCAATTCTTTATATTGCGATATAAGAGCAGTTATTTTTTTTTGGCTTTTCATTGTTGCATCAAATAATATGTTTCTATTTTCTTCTTGTGCTAATCTGAAAATTTCAGCTATAACATAATCAGCTTCATCGTGATACATATACGCACGCCACCCAAGTTTATCAATACCATCATGCTTTGCTAACAAATCTTTTATTGTATCAGAGTCAATATGTACATACTTTTTTTTCCAATTTGGGAACGCTTCATTTAATATAGTTGATTTCCCGCTACCCGGATAACCTCCGGTTGTTAAAAACTCCTGTTGTCCTTTTTTTGCTATTGTTCCCCCGTTCGTTATTTTACGCGCTATTTTTTCATGTAATCTAAGTCGCGCATCTGTAATTTTACCGTTTATAGTATGTTTATCAATAGATAACTCAATCGTGCTTAGGTTTTTGCGCGCTTTCGTCATTTCACGGTATGCTATTTCTCTGTTTATAGATTTATGTTTTAACATTTCCATTGATGTTGAAGAATCTAATTTTATAAATTTTTTATACTGTGATAATTGATCTGAGTTTAATTTATAATTTTTAATATATATTTTTTCAAGTGGTAATGCCGCTTTTTTTACATCTGCTCGTCTTTTTTCTAATTCTATTAATGGATCTATTTTACCGCTGGGATCGAGAACGCAATAACAATGCCCCCCACATATAGACCAACCCGTACCGGGCATGCCTATTTGTTCCCATTCGTCAAGCGTTAAACGTTGCCCGCCGCGTGGGCTACAATCTTCACATATTTTATGTCCCGCTACCGTCACCCATGTAAATAAAGTATCTGGCTCAACTTCATACGCCTCAAATGACCCGGCGCGTCCAGTTTGATTTATACCCTCAACTATAGATTCTTTAATTGTGTTTCTTAGTTCTCCAAATATTGCTCCGGCGGTTGCCATATCTGCCGTTAATACGCCTTGTGTAGCCGCAGTTGCAATTCCACCAGATGTTTGCGTTTGCACAGCTTTACTTATTCGGCTTGTAAATACATCGGCATCATTTAACATTCGCCCCATTGTTGTTTCTAACAATTCACGGGCTTCTGGCGGTAATTGAGCTAAACCGCTTAAAACCGAACCAAAGTCATCGCCAAATAATTGTATTAATTCTTCTTGCGTTGCCATTATAAACGAAAAGACCGTTTTAATTTATCCATTGAAATTTGCATAAATGCTTTATATTTATTACCTCCGGGTTTCATTTCTTTGGAAATTCCAAACCATTCGCGCTGTGGAACCGTTTTTCCTTTTATCATTCCACGGCTTGGAAACCCGCCTTTTTGATTATGATATACACCGTGTTTGTTTATCATTCTTAATTTAGACACTAATTTTTTTTTATTTGCTGGTATTATTTTTGTTGCCCGCAAAGATTTACCAGATTGAATATCAGCGCCAATAGTTCCAAAACTTCCTTTTTTCATTGTAAATAAAGGCGTAAAACCATGACCCCTTTTAACTCTAATAGGTAATGTGCTATCTTCGCTTAGTTTTTCAAAAGGATCACCGTTTATATCTGTACTTGTTTTTATACCATCTTGTATTGCGCTATTTTGATATTTAATCATATCGTTTAATGTGTCTGCAACAATTCCAAGTAGCAAACCACTTGCTTTTTTAAAAGAAAAGTTTTTTGATGTTTTAATATTCATTTTTGATCCAATTTACCTTTTAAATAATTTAAACTTTCACTATGTGTTCGTAATTCAAATGTTAGTTTCTCGTGCCTACGCTCTGCATTTTCAATTAAATTTTCGTGCCTTCTATCAGCTTCTGAATCTGATTTATTCCACCTATCTATCAACTTAATTACCATTGCCTCAATATTATCTATAGATTCAGATTGCCCTTTATTTTCAATTTTTAAATCTTCAATTGCTACAGCCTGTTCGTCTGCTCGCTTCCCTTGTTTAAAATATCCATACACAAATAAAGATACTAAAACCCCTAAAGCTCCGTATTCCGCATATACATCCATACCCAAAAATTTAACTCGCTTTTCTTTTTTTGCGTTTCCATGTCAAAAACTCCGCGGCTTCGTAAGGGTTAAAAATTGTTGTAATCATCCTATTATCATCTTCGTTATACTGTGGATCAATTATTGTTACAGGAGCATTAAATATATTTTTATCTTCCAACCCGAGCTTGTCGGCATATCCGTCTATGTTCTTAAAACTGGCAACTTGTATGGCATGACTTATTAAACCACTTGAAGGGTCTTTTAATACTTGGTATCCGCTAACGTGTGTATGTCCGCATGTTAAAATATGATCACGCCAACCCATTTGTACGGCTCGACTTACTCCGTGCGCCGTGTTCCACATTGAATTACCTTTAAAAGTATGTCTGGCGTTTATGCGTATTGATTTGTGATTTGGAAAATTTAACTTCATGCGAGCGCCCCATGCTTCAAAGACTCCGGGGTGATCGCGCATTATAAAATCTAATGGGTCGCCGTCACCACTCCAAACATCATGATTTCCAGCTATTAAGTATATCCATGTTACCGAGTTTAAAAAATGTTCTGTTAAACGCCATGATTCTTTTGCGGTTGTTGATTGTTGCCCATATAATCGTTGCAATCTACCAATCCAATTGTTTTGTACATCACCAAGGTTTCCCGCAAACAAACCATCTGTTTTATTTATTAAATCGCATAAAGAGTATATTTCTGCTAAGTTTGTACCATCGTCGTCAACGTGTGGATCACCAAAATGACATATCCCAATAGCGCCATGTAATTTAACATCAACATTTATTAAATTTTTAGATTTGCGTGAAGTAATTTTGCGTTGATACTTCTTATTGCGGTATGCAATAATATCATCAATTTCCATTTCTTCAACAGGAATATCCTGTACAACAAATTGGTTGTGTTCAACAATTAATGGTGCCACGGTTTTGCGTCCACATTCATAACAGTAATAACGCTGTTTTTTAAGGCTGTTCTTTCCATAATATGAAAACCCATCTTTTCTTATTCCTTTATTTTGACAATGCGGGCAAGCAATAGTGTTGCCATCTGCATCTCTACGGATTGAATCGGCTGTAAAACCGTTTTTTTGTTTTCCCATATATTTACCATTACTTTTTTTTCTTACGTTTCCAACTAAGTGGATTTATGTTAAACTCTTTTTCATAGAATGAAACCCTGTCTTCTAATTTTTCACGTTCCGAGGCTTCTTTTAAACTATGCTTATCTAATAAAGTTGCTATTTCTTCTTTTGATTCTGCAACGTCTTCCCGCAATTCATTTATGTCTGCAACAAGGCTTCCATATCCAAAACCCATACCAACAATAACGGTTACTATATAAAATAACTCCGTCCAACCAAATGGTAATTCTATGCTCTTTTTCATCGTTTATCCAACACCCACAATACAAATGTTATTGCTAACAATATTGCGCTCCACGCAAAAGCATATAAATCGTCTTTCTTCATTTGTTTTTCTTTCCAAATGCAAATCCCTCCTTGTAGGCTTTTACAAACTTAGGTATGGCTTTCGCAAATTCAAGCTCTATAAAATCAAGAGCGTATTGACGTGGGTTATTTATGACTTCTTTAACGTCCGCTTGTGGAACGTCAACTTCAAACTCGTTAAGACGGCGGAGTTTGCGTAAGTAGCCTATTAAATACCGATCGTTGCTCGCCTGTTTCTTCTTTTTCGCTTCCTTGGGCATTTACATCCTTATTGTTTAATACTAACTTCTCTGCTTCTTGCTCTGTTAAATGTTTGTTATACTTTAACATCAAGTCTTTTTGAGTTATTAGATTGTTCTGTAACATAAAAGTATCAAGCGCTATTTGATCTTGTGCGCTCATCGGGTATTCAGGCTCATTAAATTTTATACCTATATTATCAGGTAAATTAACACCGTTGGCTTTTGCAATAACTTTTTCTACATCATACAAATCTCTTTCGTATGATTCCCATAGCTCAACGTCATCTTGGTAATCTTCAAAGCGCTCCAAGTCTTTAATCTTTAGCGCGACACCACTTGATGGTCTATCTGATTTACCATCTTCTGCAAATGTAATCCACA